CAGTCATGGCAACCGCATCAAGCGAGTCAGCCATGTTGTAGGCGATGATGTCGGCAGCAGCCGGATCAACGTCAGACAGCGAGAACAGACCCAGCTTGCGGGTGAGCAGGGCAGCGTTGCCGTACTCGTTCAGGGTCACCGTCACCGTGCTGGTGTTGCTCAGGGCAACAGCATCAGGATCGACGTTCTCAGTAAGGGTGCTGGTCGCACGAGCCAGATCCGCATAGATCTGGAACACAACGGACGAACCAGGCATGGCCTGCTGCACAGGACGCTTATCAGCAACATCACGGATGAGCGGCTGCGAACGCAGAGCCATCTCAACGTAGCGATCGTAAGCGGACTGCACGAGGTTAGTCATGCCAGTCTGATCTGTGATCGTAGCCGAACCAGTATAGGTGTTAGCCATAGTTGAGATTCACCACCTTTCGCGGTTAGAAATTGGAATGGTCAATACGCCGGGGGACCAGCCGCATTACCGAAAAGAATCTTGTTCAACTCGTCAGGATTCTTTGCAGCGGCAATCATTGCCATCAACTGCGACTCGTCACCCATCGGTGCCTGTCCCGCGTTCACCACATCGTTGAACTGCTGATACCCAGGCGGGATATTCACTTCAGGCTGGTTGCCCATCTGCTCGTTCTGAGCGCCATCGCTGTCCGCAGCCACGGTCATGGGCTGGAACACATCGGCCTTCTCATCAAGCCAAGAAACAACCTCAGCCTCGTTAGTGATATCCCCTGGGATCAGTTCAGCGATCTTCGGGTTGTATCCACGAGACGTGAGAACATCTGCAACAGTCCGCTTACGCGACTCCGTGCGGTAGCCCTGAAGTTCAGACTCCAGTTCCTTCAGGCGCTTCACCGCAGCCTTGTGGGCTCGGCGCACCTGAGTGATGGCACCATCATCGTAGTCATCGAAATCGTCTGGCAGATCGAACTCGTTATTCGCCATAAGGCGTTCACCCTCTTCTCATCCGTGAGTAAGTCGCCACCCACACACACAACTGGGGGGTTGTGTGAGGCTGTGACATACAGGTCTTGTGACGCACCCTGGGGCCTGCCGATCCAGGTGTGGGGTGGAGGTGCTGGGAATCGAACCCAGGTCTAGGTCTGTGTCCTTCGTGAGGCTTTACAGTCCTGCATTCCATTCACCCCCGAGGCAAACTATTTGCCTGTGTGAACTCTGTACCAATCCCAATCGCTCACTTGCTAAAGATTCCTTTCGACCCCGAGAGATGACGCAGCAGCCCCAGACGTGCCAGCGAACCTTGCACGTTCCCTACGGGCACGCCTTTCCGACGCGAGCTTCTTTTGCTCATCACCGAAAGCAGCACTAAGAGCATCCCTCTGGTTATACGTTTCCGTGTCGATAGCGGCAAGGGTCGTGTCCCTGTCCGCAACCCTGCGTGCCTGGTCAAACGTTCCCTCCAAGTTCGCAAGAGTGCCCATCTGGAACGGGTCAATGGTCTTACCCAGGCTGGTGCCACCCAGACCCTCCGCGAACGTCTTGTCCATGCTGAACCCTGCACGCTCCGCAGCAGCACCAATCTGGGCTGCACGGCCCTCTTGTCGGATCTGCTGCTGAGTGCGAGCGGACTCCAGGGCAACGCCCGTCTCGTTCGTGAGGCCAAGAAGGTAGGCCATCTGAGTGCCCTGACTCACGCCGTAATACTGCTCAAGTTCCTGAGCGACCAGCGGATTCAGGGACTGCTTCGCAGCAACCACCCGCTCCTCAACTTCCTTGACTGACAAGCCAGCACCGATCAGTCGGGCATAGTCAGCAGGGTTGTCATAGAAGGTGGAAGGCAGACCATAGTTCTGCATCACGTTCCGGTACGAAGACTCAAGCTGAATGTACTCAGCCTCACTAACTGCCTGACCTCTGCTGATCAGTTCAGCCATGCCGGCAAAGCGGTTCGCGTAAGTCGTGGTTCCACGGAACTTCATCAAGATCGCATCAGTACCAGCGTCAGCTAGACCCTCAGTAATCCAGCCGTCAACCTCACCAAGGAGTTTGGCCCTGTCTGCGTCCGAGAACCCGAACTGCTTGAACAAGCCGTCCAGGTATTCACGAGCGGACTTACGGGCATTCACCGTTCCAGCGTCGAGGCCAGGAGGTTCAGGAGGATCGTCAGGAGGATCCGTAGGATCCGTCACGGGATCAGTCGGGTCAGTTACAGGATCAGTAGGCGGTGCGATTCGACGGTCGCCGTAGCGCAACGCTTGGCGCACGTCTGCACCGAACTGACCACGATTGCCAGCAAGTTCCCGCGCTCGGGCGTTAAGCTCATTGGCATCCTCAAGGCTGATCAAGCCCTTTTGCAAATCCATAGACAACTTGCCTATGTAGTTGTATAGGTCAGTTCCCTTAGCCATAGGGTCAGGCTTCTTGTCCTTTGCCATACCTAACCCACAAATCCCATCATGCGAGCCAAATCAGACCCAATCTGCGAATAGGTGGACAAAGCATTAGTCGTGTACTGCCAACGACCGTCCTTCTTAATCTCCTGCTCAAACTGCCACAGCGGCATGAGCGCAGGCTCACCCTTCTCGTTAGGTGTCGTGAACGCCTTACGCAGCAAAGGATCAGTCAGATCCACCTCATCGGGGCTACCCAATTCAAGACGTCTGTACAACTGATTGATGTAGCCAGCACCTAGATCCCGAACAGAGCGGTCCTTCGACAACTTCCCCGCAAACACCGGGTAGATTGACTCAGCCTCGGCAATCAGCTCATTCCAGGCATCGTCATCGGAGTAGCCAGAGTTGGGATTCAGGATGTCACGAGTAGTCTTGTCCAACCAGCCGCCGTCACGATCAACGCCGTAGGCACGGGCAGCATCACGCAAAGTGTTGTAAGTAGACGTGTACAAGCCACCAGGCTTGAACTTGTCCCCACCAGCCTCAGACTGCTTAGAGAACTGAGATGACAGCCAAACCCGCAGGCCCTCGTTATCGTTCTTGCCCCAGCCCTGGTACAGGTAGCGACGTGCCATCTTGGTCAAAGTCGCTTCATCAATGACCATGTCGTATGTGTCGTCAGCCAGCTTGCGGATCGTGCGCTTGGCATCCTCAAGCACTTCATTCCATTGACCAGGAGAACCCTCAAACTCCATTCGGAAAGCGTTCTGCCAAGAGGAACCCTTCGCGGGATCCCTCCACCAGTCAGTCTTCTTTAACTCCGAATCAAACTTGGCTTCGTCCCAGCCCTCGCGAATAGCCTGATCGAACAGTTTCCGCAGTTCAGGGTCACGCTTCGCGAGGCTTGCAGCCTCAGGACCAAGACGCTCAAAGTAGTCCTGCATGAAGTCACGGCGAGCATCCTGGCGGTCCTCACCAGGATCAGCATTCTGGATCGTGCGAAGCGCCTGTCGTGCTTCCTTTAGTCGCTTTTCAGCAGCGGTAACGCCCGTAGCGGAGCCAAGTTCCTTGGCATCCTTCAGCGCCTGCTCGGCAAGACGAATGTCACGCTGGGCGATACGAATAGCCTCAGGCTTCCTACGCCCACGACCGCTGGGGTTAGGGCCACCCGAAGGGGCATCAGGATCAGTTCTCGGCTGGTCAGCCATCACACACCCCCAGCCAAAGCCTGCATGAATGTACGGAAGTAGTTGTCACCCTGACGTTCCGTGTAGTCCTCCTGGTCCTGAGCGAACTCAAGGGCCAGCACACCGGGATCAACGCCACCAGAGCCCACAGTCGTGCCACCCTCAAATGAGGCCGTGTTGGGGTTAGCCATTTCAGCTTCGTTTAGCACCTGAAGAAACGTCTTGTACTCATCATTCGTGGGGTTACGACCCAGTACAGACTGCATCGTCTGCATCAGCAGGCCACGGGCAGAAGTCGGGTTCGTCAGTGAGACGGAACCGCCTCCACCGCCACCTCCGTAGCCACCGCCGCCGTATGACCCGCCACCAGAGGAGTAACTACCAGGGCCGTCGGCGCCGTCAGACTGAGGCATTCCGCTCGGACTGAGATAACGCTCCTTGAGAACGGCATAGGGCGTGACGTAGTCGCCCCTCTGGCTAGCCAGGGCTGACGCAGCTACCGCTTCTTCCCAGAGAGAGCGACCCTGCTTAAGGGGGTGAATCGTTTCCGCTATGGAATCAAGAATTGCCCTTAGCCCTGGCGGGACCGTCATGTCATCGTCGTAAGCCTCTGCCGCCTGAGTCGGATTGACAGAGTAGTTCCACATCGGAGTCGGATTGGGGTCGGCTGGGTTCCCAAGAACACCCTGGTTAAGGGTGGAACGTGGGTCAGAGGGGTCCTGCGTGCCATAGACATCAGCAGACGAGTAGTACCAATTCATGTTTGGAAATGACACGATTGGGTCGCCAGCGTCGATACCGTAAGCGCCTTGCATGCTAGATCGCGAGCCAGTTGGTGAATCAGTTGACACGTCAGTGGATGGGGGAACCGGGTCGAATACCGCCTGATTTTTTGGCTTAGGGGACTGTCCAGGCTTCACAGAGCCCGACGTGCCAGCGCTTCCCTGCTTCACATATCCGTAACCGGGAACGTAAACCCTACTCATTCGCAGTCACCTCAGGTAGATTCGGAAGCGGAAAGCCAGTTGTGCTGAGCGGTCTGTCCAAAAGCTGTTGTCCAGAAAGGTCGCGGCCCGCAAGGAATCTCTCGTAGTACCCGCTAAAGTTTCCGGCCTGCGGGAGAAAGTTTGTACGTACGAACTCATCCCACTGCGTTGCAATTGACTGACGCTCTTCAGTTGATTCGGCAGCCTCATACATTTGCCTGGCGCGGAAAAGTTCAACGCGATAATCGCGAATCGTTTGCCAGGTTACAGACTTGCCGATCGTAGACATGAATCGACGATCCTTCAGGAGGTAGTCGATGCCGTCGATAACCCGCCCTGCGCGACCTGTATCAAACTCTGCCTTATCGGCTTTCCATAGAGCATTCTCGGGGTCATTTTCAAACGACTTCTCAAACGACTTCCACTGCTCATACAGCCAGGCGCTTTCACCATCTGGCTGTAGTGATTTAAAGCCATACTGAAGCGCAAGTGCGTCGCGCTTCGTAACAGCGGCATTCCACTGCGCCCACGACCTGCCTATACGGTACTCATCCTCACGCTCCTGGGGTGTCAGTCTGTCCCGCACCGGCTCGGTATCGCCGGGGAGATAGGCCGTGAATTGCCAGTTGTATACGACTTCGGAGAAGTCGGCCTGATTGAATGTTTGCTCATCCAGGAACAACAACTGAGCCAGGTCGTTCGGACTGTTAGGGGACTTCTCCCGAAGGTCGCTGAGAACGTCCTGGTTGCTGCTCCAGATTTCGTAGGCATCTTGCGTGGGGGGCATGCCTGCCCTGTTGCCCGAGGTTGACTGCATCATAAAGAAGAACTCGGGTCCGTACATCAAGCGTGCCTGGGCAACGGCGGCAGCGTAGTTGTTCGGAAAACCGGCCCGAATCTTGAACCACTCTCTGCGGTAGAACTCCCCCTCGGGTGTCAAGCGCAAAGCCACCGGGCTAGCCCAAGAGGCGAGTGTTCCGTCGATGTAGTAGTCCTGTGCGTTCTTGAAAGAGTCCTCCAGTTTTGGCATCTCGCCGCGCTGTCCGTCTTTCGCCCACTGATACATCTGATAGTCGTAATCCTGGATCACGACTCGGGCCCAGTCTTCATCACTGATTTCCTGGAAGAAGGGATTGTCAATCCCAGCAACCTCGGGGGTGTTTCTTGCAAGCAGGACGGCCTTCTTCTGGTACGAAGCCATAAAGGGGTCAAGCGGCACTCCCAGAAGATCATATTTGGGATCGGTGTTGGTGCCGTATCCGAACATCGCTTCCCATACCTCGGGATAGCGGTCCTTAATGGCTCTTTCCAAATCCGGCTTCTCGCGAAGGACCATGCTCACTGGCACCGTGAGCGTGGGAAGGTAGCCCGACTCCTGAGTGCCAAGGTTGATTGAGTTGACATCAATCTTCAGATTCGGATCAATTGGCACATTCCACTCATCGGGGAATGAAATTACAAGGTGCTTTGCGTCCTTCCAGGAAGTGATCTCACGACCTTCTTCGTCCGTACCGCCGAACTCCAGGATGTTCATCCAAGTGTTCGCCAGGACGGTAGCCCTGCCAGGGTTGCGGTAGGCGAGACGGAAGTAGCGATAGGCGGTGTTCCACGTAGCTGCGGCAAAGGCAGTTATGTAGCGCAACGCGAAAACTGGATTGGTCATTCTACGTACGTTGTAGAATGTGTTTTCCATCTCCTTAATCGAGCGCGACTGCGCAGTTGTGCGCATCGCCTGAAGGGCTGCTCCGTCTACAATCTGGCCCCTGTCCTGCGCGATCCTAATCTCGCGTTCCATTTGGCGCTGATACTCGCGGGTGTAGAAGGTCCAGCGAGCAAACCTAGATTCGGGCAGAACGGCGCCAACATTCCAAATGGCATTGATCCCATTATTGATGGCACGGTTGGCCCTTGCCAAGGGGTTGCCGATGAACTGCAACCCCGTGCCGTAGATCGGGGCAAGCCCCTCAATCTGTCCCAGTGCCGATTGGACCTCACCGGCGGTCCACTCTCGCGACTCTGCCAATTGCTTGCGGAAGTCCGGGTCAGGGAAATACTGCGTCAAAAGCCGACGATTTTCGGCGATTACGCCATCCTCAAACAGTGTGATGCGTGCGTCAGTTTTGGTGTCCCTGCCCAGCGGAGAGGCCTTGACCGAACCGCTCGGGCCCCCGCGCAACTGGTCGTAGGTCCAGCCCATTTTCTGTCGGTAGTTCTTGCCCGCCGGAGTCTCAAACCACCTCAGGATCTCTACATCGGATTTGCCCGAGAGGAGTAAGTTCGCGAACTCATCCCCCGTAATGTGTCGGTTAATCACGTAGGTAAGTTCGTCCCAGTACCGAGGGTCGAATGGAGTAATTACTTCACCCTGCTCGGACTGCCGCCAGCGCATTCCTGCGTTTGAACCGTTCAGCCTGCCACCCGTCATTGTTTGGGCAGCCGTCAAACCAGCACTTGTTTCGGCACGCAGCGCCGACCCGTAGTTTCCAGTTGTCGCGAACGGGGCCGGAATTGTGTAACTGATCCCACCGACGTTCATTTGGTAGTCAGTCTCGCCGCTAAACTCGCGCCTTGAAAGGCGCTCACGGGCCAGCACTCGGGCGGCGATGCGAGAAGATAGCGAGGCGCGCTCACCATCCAGCTTGGCAAGTTCCTCTCGGAGCTCCTGCATGCGCTTCAACGCCGTGGGCTCAAGCGTAAATGTTTCCTCACGGATCGCATCAAGCTTTACCGTAAGGTCATCCAGTACCGATTTGGCATCAACGTCGCCAAGATCAACGCGACTGCGAGCAATCACGAGAGCGCTCAATTGATCCAACTCGGCCTGTTCCACAGGCGTCAGTCCAGAAGAGGGGACCTTCTTACGGGAAATCAGTCGTGCCGTCGCCTCAAGGTCGGCGATCTTCTCGTCCATATAGCTGATACTTCTAATGACACTTTCCACGCGGCGTGTCGCGTCACTGCGCCCCGGCACCCTGCTCATAGAGGTCATGTCACGCGGGTCGTTGACGCGAGCAAGCTGCTCGATCCAGTCGGGTGCAATCCTCGCATCAGGATTCTCGGGATCCAAAAGGTCCCGGCGCTTGTTCTTTGCGGGATTCTTGAGATCGCGCTCAGCCGCACGGCGACCGTCACGCTGATACAGTTTGTCCCGCTGCGCCACAAGCTGGCTCCTACGCGAGCGGAGCCTCTTGATCTCCTCCATTGTGGAAGCGAGATCACGAGCGCCGTCCTGGCGCGATACTGCCAAGTCACGCAACTCGTCCATGCGACGAGTCGCGGTTGCGGTGAAGTCGGGATCCGTAAGTGCAGCCGTCAGGCCCTTAACACGATCAGATAGTTCTGCATATGTTGGCACCTCATCGACCTGGGTCCACTTATCGTCAATCAGGTCCAACTGCTGCTCAAGTGCCTTAACTTGAGCATAGGTAATCTTGCGCTCCTCTTTAGCCAGGTTTAGGTGCGCTGCACGAACGGCTGGTGATGTACCCGCCGAGTCCAGATCAGCAATGTGCGCCTCAAGTTCGTCAAGACGCCTGCTCTTCTCCAGATACGAAGCGAAGACTTCCTGCGCCTTGCCAGCATCACGACGCGCGGGGCTCAGGGGCAAACGATCGGCAACCGCAAACTTGAACTGAAGGATGCGACGATCATTGTTGGCGTCGAACCTCTTGAGCGCATTAAGCAACCCATCCTGTGGGAACAAACTGCCATCAGCCAAGATCTCTGACAGTCCCGGCTCAGCAAAGGAGTTCTTCGGCGTGTACCCAGGCCTAAAGAGAATGTTGGTCCGGAACCACTTGAAGATCAAATCCGCTGTCGCTGCCCCCCCACGAAGTACGCGCCTGGTCCCTCTGCCGCGCTGGGCGTATCCCGTTGTGCTGTTGATGCGAAGTGCCCAATCAAGGTCGTCAAGGGGCATAAGCATGCGTGAGTCCGGCAACTGCCGCATGGTTACGGGGTCAATGATTTTCCGGACAGGGCCGTCCATAAAGAACCCGTCCTGCGCTACCTGTGCCGCTGCGCCATCGACTTGCTGCTGAAGGCCCTCAATGATCTCTTCGGCGCGCTGAGCCGGAACGTTGTACTTGTTCACGGCGACCGACATGAGTTCCTTTTGCAGGTCGCGCACAGTTGCGTCAAGTGCCACATCTCCTTGCGCCTTAGCCGCAGTCAAGCGAGCGATCGCTTCGGATCGCCACTGCCACGAGGCGACTTCAAGGTTTGAGGCTACGCCGGTGTCCGGGTCGGTGCGGGTGACGGTCCAGGTGCCCTGACGCAGCGTGCGAGCGCTGCGAGAATAGGCCATCATCTCTTCAACAACTTCGTCTGGACGCAGACGGTTGTAGCTAACCATGTTCAGCGGCTGGCGGCTGCCAGCCCAAAACAGAAGCGTCGTGAGGGGGCCAGAGTTCTGTGCGCCCAAGGGAACCTCAACGAACGTATTGGGCCGATTGATGCGAGCGTCTGCCATTGTGCGACGTAGCCAGCGTTGAGCCATGCCAGCCGCATTGGCAATCGGTGCTACTCCCTCGCTGCCAATTGGCACGAAGTCAGAGCCCGTTCCGCGTAGGGCATTGAGTTTACCTGACTCCAGTCCCTCACCCAAAGCGTCAAGCGGGTCGTCCACCTTGCTTGTCATAAAGATGTCACGCACAGTGGTAAAGAACTCATCTCGCTCTAAAGCGGAATCGAACGTTGCCTCGATGACGCGAGCCATTTGGGGGGTGGGAATGAATTGCCCACCGACGGCAAATTCACGCGCCATCTTGTCGTTCATGTGGGTGAGGGACCACACTGAGTCTGGAGCCGTTTGGAAGAGGCGGCCCAGAGCGAGCGCGTCGCCACGATCTGCAAGGACCAGCTCGGTGATCAGATCCTCATTGTCTGTTCGAGCAATCAGTTGAGATAGCTCGTCGGCATAGAACGAACTCGGGCGCGTCCAGTTCGTCAAAAGCGGGGAACTGCGAACTCTGGCAACGTCGGTTTCCTTGGCAAGATCCTCAATCAGCCGCCCAGGAACGCTAAAGCGACCCTGTGTGCCGCCACTCGCACGGAACGCCTTGTAGGTATCAATGGACTCGCGTAGACTGTAGAGTTGACGCAATTCCACAATCTGCGTGTTTAGGCCCGCCGCCTTCTTCGCTGTTCGTGCAGCGGCGTTTACGCCCTTACCGCCAGCAACAATTAGGAACCCGGCGTCATAAATGCCAGAAACAATGGTCCCAAATGGCGAGTTGTCCCAGGCCCGTTCGTACTGCTCGCGACTTACCCCACCAGTCGTGGGATAGGGATTTGTGATTGCGCGATACAGATCTGCCTGCTCAGTTGGTGCATCCAGAGCAACCTCTTGTGGCGAACTCTGTGCTAGGCGATTCTGCACAAGTGCACGTGCGGGTGAGATGTACTCACTGGCATTCCACATGCTGACAAAGTCTTGCCACTGTATGCCGTCTCTATAGAGTGGGTTGACATTGTACCTAGATGTTGCGCCTGCTTGCAGGGCTGTAGATGTTGGCCTAGCAATTGCGTAGGACTCAACGGCATCAAGGAAGGTCAGCCCCGCACCGACCACCTGAGCCCCCGCGCGTGCGGGTGCGGTGAGCAGACCACCCGCCGTAGAGTCAAGAGCTGTTGACACGGGGGTGTTTTCAAACGGCCACAGCCAATCCGCGACGGCAGGAATGCCGCCGCTCACCTCACCCGTAGATTGATCGGGCGTTCCAAACAGAAAGTCCTCTAGGAAGTTACCCACCAAGGATCCTGTCGCCATAAGTGTCGCGGGTTCGCTGTGCAGTCAATGCGTCCAGGAACTGGTCGCGGTCAACAATTGATTCCCACGGAACCTGCGCCAGTCCCCACGCGACATCTGCATTCTGGAAACCGACCGAGTCAGCAGCAGCCGCGAAGTTGTCCCACACTGTTCCGGCTTTCCATACGCGCTTCTTCACACTGACCCCTGCAAATACTGAACGAGGGCTCGGAATCTGTCCGGCGTTCCTTCGTACGTGGCGACTTGACGCAGTACCGGCAAATAGCGGGTTACTACATCAAGGTTGCGATTGGGCTGGCTGGGCAGAGGGGCGCTCTCCGCGGGCCCAGGTCCGGGGCCGAACGGGGCGCCCGCAGTAATCGGCTCGTCGGGACTCTCCGTAGGAGCGAACAGGGGAGTAGGGCGCATGCCCTCCTCAACCACCTGACCACCGCTACGAGGCCGCCGCATGCGCGGCTGCTCGGGAGCCTTCGACATCGGGGCAGAGGTCTGAAGATCCATCATCTCCTGGCCCTCCCCGTACTCACCACCAGACATGTACCGGGCACCCTGACGACCATCCGTGCGACGCGACAAAGCACCCGGCCCTGAGACAGGGGCAGGATTGCTGGGGCGACGGTAACCACCCTGCTGTTCAGCCATCCTGCTCCTTCACCTCAAGCAACTTCGCAATGTCCGAAGCCGTCTCATCCACAAACTCTTCACGATCCTGGCGAACCCACTCATGCGCTGACTGGCCCAAAGCCAGGAAGGCAAGGTTCTGGAAGTGGTCTGCTGCGGCTTGCGCCATCTGCGATGCGAACACCATTGATGTGGCTACCGTGTCAGAGTTGAACCAGGGTGTGGCTTCAACAACGACGGCCTGCTCAACCTCAACACTCTGCTCGGTTTCGTAGTCCTCGTTTTCTTCCACACCCGGCTCCCTACCACTTCACTTTGTCGGCCCAATAGGCCGCACTCATCTTGCCCTTCGCAATGTTCTTCGCATGGCGTGCTTTAAACGACGCCTGACGTTTCGTGGGCTGCCTGTCACCCGTCACACCCTGCTGACCAAACCGGATCGTCTTGATCTGCGATCCCTCTTTAGCCACAACGACGTGCGACTTTGTGGGGTGGTTGGGTGTGCGCTTCGGCTTGTTGTAGCCAGAAACACCAGCACGGTCCAGGCGTGAATCCTTCTTACTTGCCACGCTTTGAGCCCTTAATGGGCAGAGGCTTAACCGGAGTCGGGGGCTTCTTGCCAACAGCAACCATCTTGCTGCCCTTACTCCCGCCAGGAAGTGGCTTGTAGGTCTTCTTGATGTTAGGCATCAGGACTTCGCCGCCTTTTTGTTAGTGACCTTGCCGTACTCAAAGATCTGCTCAACCTGTGACTCAGTGCGCTCGTGCTGGGCTGTGCTGTCGGGCAGCTTGCGACCGCCATAACCCTGACCTGTCTTTGTCTGGCAACCACAGAAATTGCACATGGCTACTACTTCTTCTTCGACTTGGAAGTTGACTTCTGGCTGGGCCAACTACGGTCGTGGTAGTAGCCAGAGGCAGACGAGCTGCCCTGACGATTGATTCCAGCACCGCCATTACGCCCAGATGGCGTTGCCTTCCGGGCAGCCGCTCGCTTTCCGGTGCTGCCTTTAGCGGACTGTGCCTTCATCGAGCGCCCTTACCGGAGCCACGAGTACCACCCGGCTGCTTCGCAGCAATGTGATCTGCCCACACGCCATGCGTCGGGCTGTACTGGTGAGGAAGCGCGTTCGTACCCGACACGGCCTTCTCCTGATGATTCACAGGCTGCACATACGCCGGGGCCTTACCGCCCTGGTTTGCGGGCTTCTTCGGTGCTGCTGCGGGAACCGCCATAACTACTCCTTATGCGATGGGAACTCGTCGTGATACAGAAGCGGAGAGATTCGGCTCACCGCGTGCTGACAAACCAGCCAGCAGGAAGTTCAGATCCGGCCTGCCGCCGGGAGGAAGACCCGCTTGGCCCGGTGCAACACCACGCACCCGACCCATCGCGTCAATGCCCTCAAGGGACTCAGGTCCACCACCCGACATGGGATCCTGCATGGGATCGCCAGGGACCGGGGAGGCGTCATCAACCATCGGATCAACCATGCCGGGTGGGGGCTCAGGGGGAGCGAACGCTTCAGCGATCACTTCCTCAATCGGCTTACCCTTCTGGCGTCCTTCGATGATGATCGCCAGGCGGGAAAGAATCTCGCCGGGATCCTGCCCGTTCTGCGCTAGCACAGGAATTGCCTGGGCATAGCCGGATACGGCCTGGCGCAACGCCTGGCGCATATCCTCAATGTCCAGCTTCTGCTCTTCCTCCGTCGCATTCAGCGAGAAAGGCAAGGAGCGGCGAAGCCAGTCCTGCGAGATGAGGCGATCCCCACGGGCCTGCAACCCAAACACCAAAGCGCGGTTAGGGTCCAGACCCGCCATGAGGCCATACTGGATATCCACCGAGTAATCGTTCTTGATGTCTTTCTCGGGGGAGTATGAAACCTCATACGGGGTGCCGTTATCGTTCCCGCGAACCGTCTTGCGGAACGCAGGCCAGCATCGCTCCTCCACCTCAAAGCAGAGGGCGACCAAATCTGTGTAGGCTTCCGCGAACATGGCATGCGCGGTACGCACCTGTGTATCGAAACCGCTCATCAGGGCCTGCACACCGCGACCCGTCACGATGGACGCATCCAGGTTGCCGCCACGCACCTCGGGGTAACGTGAACCCTGACGCAGCTCCTGATCCAAAATGCCCTGCTCCTGGAACGCAGCAGCAGGAACCTCAAGCGGGATACGCCGAATCTTCTCCGGTGTCGTAGACCGCAGCACGGCGTCTGCACCCAGGGACAGTTCCTGCACATCCTGGGGCAGGGCGATAGGTGCCTGCACCGACTTCTGTGCAGCCTCCATCGCCAGCAGCGCGAAACGTGCCTTCGCCACCTGAACAGCAATCACATCATCGAACTGCCCACGCGGGTCATCATCCAAACCAGGACGACGCACCTCCACGGCAAGGCACTTGCCCACCGGGTTAGGTGTGCGGATCAGTTCAATGCCGCCCTCACCGGGCAGGAACAGAATGTCCACGTCCTTGTCGTGGTAGCGAACAACCTCAATCTTCGTTGACGCACCAGGAACCTGCGAGAGAATCACATTCTCCAGCACCGGGAACTTCGCGATCAGATCATCAATGTGATAGTTGATCGTCTGGAACAGCGCCTTCACACGGTCCCTACGGTCCCGCACCGTGTAGGTGCCCATAGAGTCCAGCCACTTGATGC